TTGCGTGAGGCAGGGGACAAAGTGAACTTCAGTCATCAACTCTTTCGTAACAGAGTTCACGAACATGCCAGGCTTGGCACCTTTGATCGACTTCTCACCACCTTCCTCAACCTGTGGAGACATAGCCTGCAATTGGTTGATGAATGGGATTGCGAAGTCATCCTGGTCGGTGTTCTCCCAACCAGCACCGGCTTGATCGCCGTAGTCATAGGTGACCAATTCACCTTTCGAGTTTTTGACCGCCACTGCGGTCTCGGATTTCTTTTTGGCGTTCGCCATAGTAAGTTTCAGATTAGGGTTTTGCAGCGGACACTTTGACATCCTCCGGTGCGAAGGGATGCGGCTAGTTGCCGACAGGACTGGTAGGACCAGACTTGTGTTTCAGGCACAAAATCATCGCTGGACGATAATTGCGTGTTGTGACAGTAATGGCATGATCAGGATTGGAGGCACAGACAATCCACTTCCGAACCACGTTGTCATTCTTCTTCAAACCATACACGATGTATGTAGCGAAGCCAAGGGTTTTATTCACCGAATTGACTCTCAGGCTTTCCGGTGATCTTTGCCTGCCGGAACTGGTACACTCCGAACAGATCCTTGGGCACTTCAGAACCTTCAGCCAACATGTCTGTCACGAACTTTCGCAAGGTTGCGGATTCGACTTTTCGTTCGTCCTTGGTCCGCATACCCTTGGCATCCAACTCCGTTAGGAATTCCTTGGCAGCATCTTCCTCGTCACGCCCAAAGCCAACAACAATGTTGTGCTTGATAAGATCACCGTGGCCGCGATCCTGCAACCACTTGTATGCCTCTTCTCGCAGGGCCAAGGGTATGCTGGTTCGGACAACATCCTTGATCTTCAACTTGATTCCACTGGTAGTGGTGAATTCAAGAATGCCGATCTCCATCATCTTGTCAGGAATCTGGTACTCAGCAATGTCTTGCACTTTCTTCTGTGCTGCCTTGGCCTCTTCTTGCTTCTGAGCAAGCTCAAGTTCTGCCAGGTACAGTTCCGTGGCCAACTCGCTCAATTCCTTGAGGTCATCAGTCTTGGGAGCATCCTCCACAAATTTCGAATAATCTTCCTTCATGCTCGAAGTATATCTGATGTCAGGCCCAAGGAGTGAGAATATCTCCAGTAATTAGGGAAGCTGTATTTCGCTTGTTGCGAAGGGATTGCAACAGCTTCTCGTCATAGGTGCCTTCCGCAACAATGTCGATGTAGGTGACAGGATCGTTGGTCATGCCTGCACGGTGGGGGCGATCCTCTGACTGCAGCCGCTCTCGCAAAGAATATGTATTGGACATGTAGACCACCGTCTTGGCACGGTGAAGGGTGAGTCCCTCACCTGCAGCACTAGCCTTGGCCACAAAGTATCGGGCAGTGCCTTCTCGTTGGAATCGTTGGATGGCATCCTGTCGATCCTCAGTGCTGGTTCGACCATCATAGTAGACAGCATCGTCCTCTCCCAGAACCTTCCGAATCTCGTCAAGCTCCCAGGACCACCGTGTCCAGATGATGACACTTCCAGTCACGTCTTCCAGCACATCCTGCAATGTCCGCAGGCGAACGTTCTTCCCAACGGGAACCACTACCTCGTCATCATTCTTGAGAAAGCCTGAGCAGAGCTGAGACATTCTCAGCATCCTTGTAAGCACAAGGTCGGCGGTGGCAGTACCATTGTCGTCCAGCCAGGTCATAAATTGCTTGTCCAGATCCTTGTATGCTTTGGCCTGCTTGGGATCCAGAGTGAAGGTCCGCTTGGTGTAGATCTTGGCAGGGAGATCCAGGACATCACTCTTCAGGAGTCGAGAGCCCACGGAATCAACAATGTCTCTGAGCTCATCCAGGTTGCAATATCGCAGAAGCTGGTTGAACTGTCGACCTTGGGCTCGATTCAAACGCTTCTCCCACAAACCATACCGTGCCTTGAAGACCGAGAAGTTGGTGATGCCTCGATCCTTCCAGACATCTGGACAAATGAACTTCACCTGGGTGTAGACATCGAATGGGCTGTTGTCCACAGGAGTCCCACTGAGGACCAAGCGGAATGGGGCATACTTTGCAGAAGCCAGGATGCGTTTGGTTCGTTTGGCACCTGGAGTCTTGATCCTACCACTTTCATCCAAGACATACAGGCATTTCCGCTGTACCAAGAATTGCTTCAAGGCTTTGGAACCTGTATCTGTCATGACAGCATCATAGGCCATGACCAGAATCGAAAGTCCATCGTGGTCGAGCAGTTCAGCCAGTGCCTGTTGGGTCTTCTTGTTCTTCGCTTTGTTTGAATGCCAGACCAAAGTCTGCATGGAAGATTGAAGATCATCCGGCATGTGGGTGGGCAATTCATCTGTCACCCAGTTCTGGTGGACACCGTTTGGTGCCAGTATCACTAGCCCATCAATCTGATCTCGCTTGTACAGCCAGGATGTCTTGCCGATAGTAGCACAAGATTTACCCGCCCCCATTTCCCAGAATAGCGCGAAGCCTTCCAAGTCACGAGTCTCCTCCCAAACATCATGTTGGTGATCGTAAGGTTTGAGTCGAAAATAGGGGGACGTGTCTAGCATGGGGAGGGGAGTGGTGTGGGTGGGAGTTGAACCCACATAACCCGGGTGCGCTCCAGCTTACCTCGCTGGCCACACCACTCACGAGTATCCTACCCCACCCACGCGCCACAAGCAATATCTTTTTTCCATAAAAGAGGCCCCTGCCCGAAGACAGGAGCCTCACCTCACCACTGTGGGACCCCCATCCAACAGTTGCTCCTCTAAAACCCCACTGACTGAGCTATTTGGACGCTTTTCATCTCTCAACCATCTTTCAGCTGGGATTTCAGTCGAGCCCAATCCAGGGTAACTCCTTTTGTGTCAATGACTTACAACCATCTTGAACGTAATGGAACTGTATAACTGAGAATACTGAGAAAAATCTCTAGGGGGTTCCAAAAAGAGAGAACTTTCAGTCGCTGCAAGGACAACAATGCACACATGCAGAGAGACTGAACTCTAGTCTCAGTTCTCAGTTTCGAGGTCACTTTCGAATGTAAGTTCTTGATGGGCATTGGGTTACGTCGCACTGAGAGATGGTGCAACTCTCAGTCTGCAGTGTCAAGTTTCAGTCGATCCCGCATTTCGTCCACTGTTGATGCTCTGTGGGCCAACTCAATTTCCAATGCGTCAACCTTATCGAGCAGCCTTTCAAGATGCTTGATTCGGGCATCTTGATCAGCATTCTTGGCAGACACAACCTGGTCATGCTTGGTAGTCCAATCTCGGACCATCTTCACATCTTGGGACAATTCCTTCATGGATAATTCTGTCGCGCTCAATCGTTCCAGTGGACCATCGAGCAGCATTCGCATCTCACGCTGCAATGCATCGTCCAACAATCGCATTTCTCGCTGGAGTACGTCATCGAGTTTCATGGTGGAATCTGTGACTAGCTTTTCCAATCTGCGAGTTTCATCTCGATCGAATTCCTGATCCTTCTGTTGATCGGTGCTGGTCCATCGGTCCTTTGCAGCTTCGTCTGCCTTGGATCGAATAGCTTCAAGAGTTTCTTTCGTTGATGTCATGTAGTCTCGAAGATCTTCCTTTGCTTCCATTCGAGCAACCAGGGCATTGTTTTCGTTGTTCGTGATTCGCCAATAGATGGGAGTTGCAGCCAGAACACCAATGGTGATTACTGTTCCAATGAAGGTGAGAACTGTTCGCCAGTCCGTACTCTTCATGTCATCTATCTTGGAACTCAGACCCTTGACGGAGGCATCCAGATTCGAGAATCCATCTCTAACTTGTCCCTCAAAGATGGTAAATTCGTCTCGTGAAATGTATGTACGGTCACGACCGCCACTGTTGTTAGTACTCATGTTAGTTTTCGAGCACGGCGAAGGCTGCCTGACCAGCGCCGGGAGGGCTCATGTCTAGTTGTTTGAGGATGGCAGAGTCCACAGAATTGTGTCGGACTTCGATAGTATCGGTGGCCACAACACCGACGATACTGCCGGTTGTCAGGGTGGCCGCGATTAGGGTCATCCACGTTCCACTGTTCAGTCGGAATTCAACTGAGCCTGCAGTGAATGCGGATGATAGAGTGAAGTTGTAGGTTCCTGCAGCAGTTGCTGTGTACACAGCACTGGCTACATTGAGGCCCAACAAGCCAAACTCAAATTGCCCCGATAGGGCAGTTGCGATGGAGAAGTCATGGACCAGCGACTGTCGCGAGGTCAAAACATCACCATTGTCAGTGTGAGATGCGGTAAGGGAAACCCGTAGATCTCCCGTTGGTACAGCGCCTCCCAACGCCTGGAGAACCTCCAATCGGAGGATCGTACTTGTGTCCCCTGAAACAGTGTATGACTTCACCAAGTCATCTGTCCCAGAAGGATCGTGTCGGATCTCAATGTCATGATCCGTTGTGTTGTTTGCTGGGAAGTCGGGATACAGGGTTTCTGCATCCACTCCCAGTTGTCCAATCTCGTTGAGACCTGCAGCAACGCGATAGTCTCTCCGTGTGAAGTCCATGTCGATTCCATAATCCTCGGCTGCGGAGCCTACGGATTCTAGATTCACCAAGGTGGTGTCCCACACAACACCATTCAACGTGACCTCGCTGGGTGGATATGGGCGTCGAATGCGCTTGTCCATTGTGAAATTCATCACAGTAGCACTGGCCTCCAGCAATTCCTTCCCAAAAGCCTTGGGAATCAACTTGATGTCGACTTGGTTGGTCTCCGGAATGGCATCCTCTGTAAGGCCCGCGCCGGAAGATAGGATGTACACTTCCGCATTGGCACTGTGATCCTTCTGTGTGCTGTCCAGTGCGCCTCTATACACATTGTTGAGCCTAGTTAGTGCACCGTTGGCAGTGGCATTTTCCACCAACATGAATTCATCATCCACCAGGATCAAGTTCAGGAGGTCAGTGCCCAACTCATCCGTGTCAGAGACAGTCGCAATCGCAGCCAACAGTTCAGCCTGTGTGTTTGGGCTCGATGTGAGATCCAACGTTGTCAACGGATATGCTGACTTGGTGTTGATTGCTGCATTGAGTTCTCCGATCTTCACAAATTGAATGACTGTGCCAGTGGGAGTGTAGGCACCGCCCGGCACACCAACTGCATTTCGCTGCCTGATTTCATACAGTGCTTCGCTGGCTGCACGCTTGGCAGCAACCAGGACCAAGCCAGTCAATGTCCCACCAGCAGGGTCTCGCTGAACCAAGGCCCGGGGAGCTTCGATGGCCATCTGTTCGTCAGCAGCGAAGGCTGAGAGTACACCAATAGGGTCTCCCCATCCAGTGTTTGCATTCTCCCCAAAGGAACCAGCTGCGGTGTAGAAGACATCCTGAACCAGATCCAACACAATTTTGTTGTTCTCCAATTCACCAAAGTCAATACGAGTCACACGCATGGCCAGGCGGTCCAGACCCAGATACTCGTGAGTGTACTCGAAGACATCCGCAGGTTGCACAGCCCAAAAGGATCGATCAACCGTGACGCGAATCTTGGCAAGGGGATAGGACAATTCCCGAAGGTCTCGCCAAGCAATGGCATTCGCAAGAGTGGCATCCTTCACTCCTGGATAATTCTTGGTGGCACTGATGTTGGCCCCCTGAATTCGGATGTTGGCAGTGTCCTGAGCGAGCGCGTAGGTTTGCTTGTATTCGTCATCGCGCATGTTGTACTGCACACGAACGATGTTTGTGGTGTTGCTCCAACTTCCACGACTGAAGCTCTCCAGTAGTGAATTGCCAACCGTAATTTCAGTCAACGTACCAGGAGTGTAGTCAGCACGTGCCAGCTTGATTGTCCACTTTCCAGTGCTCTGGTCAACGAATACGATGCCGTCGATCTGCTCCTCAAGCAGCCGCAACAGTTGCGATGCTTCGATTGGGCTGTCCAGCAGGTAACTAAAACCATTGCCCTCACCATGGAGAACAGTGCCAACTGCAGCCATGGCAGTTGTGTCAATGTCGGATGGACTGACCGCCAATCCCCAATCAGTGTCTGTGAGAATTTCGTAAATGACGTTGGCAGGATTAGCATCAGCACCATTGACCAATTCCTCTCCGACGCCCAAGGTCAAACCAGTGGGAATTCGACGGACCTCGAACTTCCAAGGCTTCATGCTTGTGGAATTTCCGATGTACACATTCTCAGAATCGGGAGCAATGTACGCTGTACCACGATAGGCAGGAGTGTCGCCACCTTCCTGTTGATATGTGGAAAGGTATGAGCTTGCAGTTTGGGTTGTGGTGCCAGCAAAGAACTTGAAAGTTCCTACAACGCCACCATTTCCAAGCTCTTCACCACCAAACAATTCACGATCATCGATGGTGAAAGTCCCACCATCCAACACAGTGCCTGTAAACACTTGATCGTCGCCAATCCAAACACCGTGCATGGAAGTTACTTCACCACGGCAAAAGGCAAATTGAATACCAATATTGTATTCGTATCCCTTGATGATTCTCTCACTGCTGAAGATGCTTGTTTTGATCTTCTCCGTGATTGCAATCTGTTCAAGATCGCCGTACCAAACTACATTGGGTCCATCAATGCGAACAGTCCCCCACAACAGGGGGACCACTCTTCCTTCGGTAGCAGTGGGGAATTGAAACTCACCCAAACCTGCAGGTTTTGCATTCTCGATGTCAGGTTTGGGCTTGAGCAGTTGACTTGCCACAAACAAAACTGCATACAAGAAAAAGGTTGCCAGGAACCCAGACTTTCGTCCATCTCGATAGAGAAAGCACTGCTTAGAATGGAGCAACTTCAAATCGTTATTCCCGTCTCAAAGATGTTCTTGGTTGGCACAAAGGCAAAGCCTCCGTAGTTGATCACGTTATTGAATTTGCTCTTGCAGATTGCAATAGTGTGATCGCACCCAGCAAACACAGTTACATTGGAACCATTCACCGAAGAAGCGAAGGGAAGCAGCAGCGTCAAGACAGTGCCCACCTGGCTCAGGATGAGCCGTCGATCGCTGGAACCCACATTTTCGACGAATCCACCGTCGTAGTACCCGTCACCATTAGCGTCAGCACCAGTCACAGTGATGGTGGATCCACTTTCTGCTGTCACTGCAGCGCTGGACAATCGGAAGCTGGCAGAAGTATCATCCACCTGACAGGCACCATCATACAGAACATGGTTGCACAACCCCTGATAGTTGAATCGAGGGACAGGTCGAGAGGTGGCAGCCATGAAGGGTTGCAGCTTGATCTTTGCCTGCCTGCCAGAATTCGTGAACGCAACAGAATCAATATCACCTTCGAAGATGATCACGACATCGAAAGATGTGTCGTTGCGCTGAACCCGTTGAATAGCAACAGTAGCCTTGACCCCCGGCACCGAATCAATGTATTGCTTGGGAATCTGGTGGTCACCTGGCAAGGTGAGAACAACTTCCTGGTCACGGCTGTCCGTTCCCCCTCCATTCAACTTGGTGCGAGAGAGGGCAATAGCTCCGTACTGGTTGGAGTTCCAGGTGACATCATCCTCGGCCGAGGTGGCTCTGGTGACTGTCGTTCCGATGGTGAACGTGTACAGTTCAATCGGTTGGGAAGTCTCTTGGGAGGATTCAAAAGCGGTGAAGGTCATCAGTCAAGCACAGATATAACGGGGGCTGAAATATGGACTTGACGTTCGCCGAGATTGTAGTCGAAATTGATCTCGTCGCGGTCAAACCGTATCTCTTCTAGATAGCTGATTTTCTCGATCTCCGCTACAGTCTTGTCAACACCCCACACTGCATCGAGCGTCAGAGTTTCCCGTGTTGCAGTGGTGACCACTGAACTTGTGATGGTTCGAATGATGGTTGTTCCATCAGTGAACTTCACCCAGATCTTGTTCTTGGGCTGTTTTGCGTTCACGAATTGGGTGTAGCCCACGTTGACGATGTTGAGATCCTGACTTGCAGAAACCAGATCGGCATCCGGCAGAAGATCCTTCAGAAAGGTGGGAACGTAGAAGCTGACCTGTCGCCCACGGAAGGCATGCATGAGCTTCCGTAGATTCCAAAGTTCAGTCTTGCTGTTGGACCGCAAAGTCAGGGGATATCCGCGTCGACTGGCCGTCCATGGGCTGTCTTGGTACGTGATTCCAGTTTGATTGTCCAGAACAATCAATTTGCGTTGAAGATCTTCTGACAAACCACCGCCACGAATGATGTTGCAAGTGTCGAGGAGAACTTTCCCGTTGTGAGTTCCAAAGGCTGCAGTGTCCGCAAGGTTGGCATCATTGTCCAGAATACGGAACTCAACATCCAGACTTTGATCACCACTAATGAACCTGCTGCTGGAGGTACGTTGCCGCATGTTGCCAGTCCGTAAGGGTGACACTAACGTCCCAGAAGAGTAGGCAGCCAAGGTGGCATTGGTCAGAGTAATGGTGGTACTGGTGACACTGGCAATGGTCTGCACATCGAAGACTTGGCTGTCTTGGTAGATCATCACAAGCCCACCGACACGATAGTCTGCATCGGCTGTACTCACTACCGAAATGGTGAGTGCTCCAATTGCTGCATCAGCAGTCAGGGCAGTGGCTTCATGCCACATGGGGACACCCCAAGTTCTGCCTTGCCAATCGAACATGAGCGCATCCATGCGACTGCGGTCGAAGGTTCCGTCATCGATTCGAATGTTCCACTCGAATATCTGTCTGGGGTTCTTGCGCACACTGATCCTCTGCTCACCTCCATCTTCATGGAAGAGCATGTCGGTGTTGAACTGAAGCCTCTCTCGGTATGGGATTTCCGGAAGTACAGGGAACAACACAATGCGGTTCAGGGAAATCGGAACCGTGATGGTTGTACCACCAAAGTCAAAGATGAAAGCAAGATCGTCATCCACTGAAGGGTTGCCATTCGTGGTCACCTCCAGTGTCATCGAATACCCTTCCAACGGATTCATCGTTGCAGGCAGTGCCGGAATGTTCAGGAGCGTAGTTCCCGCGCCCGCGTTGTTCACAAACGCAGACCAGGTTCTGAACTCCTTTCGAAATCCGGAGAACACCAGGACAGGGGCAGTTTGCGTTGACAAGATGTTGCCGAATTCAAACAAACGGGGAATCACATGGAAGTTCTCAAACCAGTCCGGCTGACCCTGATCCATGAAGACGCCTGTGAAGACATTCCCGTTGACAAAGTTCAATGGAGGTCCGTCCGCCGGGTTCGTTCCAATATCTGTGAGAATATCGAGCGGAACTTCAATGACACTCACATCGATAGCTTCGCGTTCAAACGATTGTGTACCCAGACCATAGGCAACTGTACCTGTGTCTGTTGCTGTGGAACCAGCAAACGTGGCCACTAGGCAGTCACCTTCTTGTAGGCAAAGCCCTGGTAGTAGGTTCGATTGATCACGTTGTCTTCCGTCCTACGAGCAGTGGGGAACAGGACCCATTGATCTGACCCAATGGTTACAGTCTGACCAGATGCAAAGTTGAACATGTCAATTCCCCGAACATCAGGCTGGCTGCCAAGGAAGTACGTGAAGTCATTTGTCCAATCTCGCAGGAACACACCCAACGGGTACATGGGAATGTGACCCGTGGCAACATCACTGCGGAACTGACCCAAAGGGTAGGCAATCGGACCAGCACGAGCACCGCCGAAGGAATTCTGCCGTTCTTCTCCAGCAGTGTCGTTCGTGGCAGGTTTGGAGGTGAATCCTCCATGTTGCAACCACTTTTCGCTCGCACCTTGATTGGGCAACCCTTCTGCATGGATGGTGGCGGCACGGGTTTGGGTGCTGCTAAAGAGCCCATCTAGTAGGATCGTGGTGTCTGTTCGTACACCCGTGCTGCTTGTGGA